CAGTGTTTTAAACATAAAATTGGTTTTACTGAGTCAGAAGAGTCACGAAGATATATTTCATCTAGACCGGAATATTTCATTCCAGAATATTTTGCTTATCGTCCTAAAAATGTAAAACAAGGTGCAGCAGGAATTCATCCTGAAAATGAAAAATATATGAGGATGTATATTGACACATGTAATCTAGCAATCGATAGATACATGGATATGGTTCAGGTTATTGAAGATGCTGGTGGAAAAATTATTAAACATGGGGTTGCTCCTGAACAGGCGCGATTTATTCTACCACAGGGATGTGAAGTACACTGGTTCTGGACTGGAACACTTGTTTCATGGGCTAGATATTATAATCAACGCTCTGACACACATGCTCAGAAGGAAAATCGTGATTTAGCTGATCAGGTTGGTCAGATTATTGAACAGATTTTTCCAATTTCTTGGAGAGAATTGACAAGATGAAAACAATTTATATTCATCTTATATCAGCTTCCGAAGGAATGCAATATGAAAACGTCATAAATACATATGTGAAAGAAGATATGTTTTGTGTGCTTTTTAAAAAATGATGAAAAATGGTTCATAAATATCCACTAATGAACATGTTTCGTGTAGAACATTTATACTAGGAAATAAACAATGCGAGTAAAAATTGGAAATTACGTATCATGGTTTGGACCATATCAATTAGCAGAATTAATATGTTTCTGGGCTAGAAATCAAAAAGATGAACACGGTCTTCCAACAAAGCCTGATTATGTCCATAAATTTGGTGAATGGCTCTGTTATGGAAGCATCGAACCAGAACAAAAAGTTGGCGAAGTAAAATCATTTAAAGATCATCGTAAAGAAACCTTTATTTCACGATTTTTAAATTGGGTTCATTCAAAAAAAGACAGAACAATCAAAGTTCATATTGATCCATGGGACACATGGTCAGTTGATCACACATTATCTTATATCATTCTTCCGATGTTGATTCAGTTGAAAAAAACAAACCACGGATTTCCTATGGTTGATGATGAAGATGTTCCAGACCATTTGAAATCCACATCTGCTCCCCCAAAAAAGAACGAGTGGGATAACGATGACAACGCAGAAAAGCGCTGGGATTGGGTAATGGATGAAATGATTTTTGCTTTTAAGAGTATTAAGGATGATGATTGGGAAGATCAGTTTTACTCAGGAGAAGCTAATTTCACAGAAACAAAATTAGAAAATGGAAATTTAGAGATTAATACATCGGATTCATATAAAGTTGATACTGATGGATTGAAAAAATATAATGATAAAATACAAAATGGGCTGCGATTATTTGGACGTTACTATCGCAACCTCTGGGATTAACAAAAGAGGAAATAAATGACATATAGCATCAAGTCAAATCTCCTACAGGGAGGTCATGTAGTACATACAGACACAAAAAAGAAATCGGGAACAATGACGCCAAAGTTCATTGTTATTCATTATACAGCATCTGATAATTATGATGCAGATGTTCGCACGCTTTCAAGCTCTTCAGCACAGGCTTCTTGTCATCTTGTGTTATCAGCAACTGGCGAGCTTACTCAGATTGGAAAATTCACTGATGTTCTTTGGCATGCCGGTAAATCAAAGTGGAAGGGATATAATGGCCTGAATAAGTATTCAATTGGTATTGAGGTAACTTCTCCTGGACCAGTTGATAAGGTTGGAGATAACAGATATAAGACCTGGTATGGAAAAATTATTTCTGGTGCTGATTACAACATTGTCTATGAAGCTCATAAAAATGGTGGTCCCAAGAGATATTGGGCAGGATTTACTGAAGCACAGATTGATGTGTTGAAGGAGCTGGTGCCGTTTCTAATGCAGAAATACAATATTGAAGAGGTTGTTGGCCATGATGATATTGCGCCATTAAGGAAACAGGATCCAGGTCCATGTATGCCCGCTTCTCTTTGGAACATGTTTAAAGGTCGTAAAGATGATGTGGAAGAAGTCATAAAGCCCACAGTTCCAATTGCCGGTTCTACATATAATGCTAGAGTGAGTGTTTCAGGTGGAGAAACACTTAATGTAAGACGTGAACCATCAGGTGAAGTTATAGGAACACTATATAATGGGCTTGTAGTTGAAGTTCTCCAGGCAGAGGGAAATTGGCTTTATATGAAGACACCTGGCGGTTACAAAGGTTGGGTATATAGCACTTATTTGATTAAGACTAGCCAATAAAATTATTGTAAATTGCAATGCACATTTCATGTAATGTTCCATTATCAGATGATATCGTAGCATTATCCGTAAATGATGCTAAACCTTTCATGACCCGAGTCAGTGTTTTTCTCTGTGCTTGGGTCATGAAGAAGTCTCCAGCTTCATATGAGTTTTTAGAAAAATATCCTTTATCATCTCCACCTATAACATATATGGTTGATGATTTAGAACCATGTATGTTCCCAGCAGAATCGATATATGTACCAGAAAAATTATGAGCTGTATCAAATTTAGTATTTGTAAATTTGATAGTCATATTTTCGTTACCATATCCATAATCTTCAGCATTCATTGTTTACACTTCCTTTTTAACAGTATATAATACTATTTATTATATTAAGAAGGAAGTGTAATATGAAAAATCCACATGTGAAAGCACTCACTCTTAAAATTTTTAAGCGTAAAATTGTAAGTTCCAAGAAAATCTATAATAGGAAAAAGGAAACAAAATGAAATCAGTTGATTTTTGTTATTGGCTGCAGGGTATGTTTGAACTCTCAGACCCACAAACATTAAATGATAGTCAAACAAAACTTATCAAAAACCATCTACATATGGTTTTTAAACACGAAATTGATGATCTTTATGATAATAAAGATCAGTTAAATGAAATTCATAACGCTCATGGTCTATCAAGCGGTAGTGATTATAAAGTGAGATGCTAATGAAACTTACAAGAGATACTTTATTACTTGATGTTGATGGCGTGCTTTTAAATTGGGTAGATGGTTTCAATTCATGGATCCATGAATATCATATGCCTATTCACAGTCACCTAAATTTTCAAAAAGATAGCGTAAAAGATGATGTGTATGATATTTCAGAACGATATGGTATCGGTTCTGAAACAATTTATGCTTATATTAAGATGTTTAATAACTCACTTCATTTTGGAAAATTAGACGCAATGCCAGATGCATTGCGAACTGTTTCTAAGTTTTTGTTTATGAATTGGAATGTTCACACAGTTTCATCTTATTCAACATGCAGATACGCTCTAGAAGCTAGATTAAAAAATTTAGAAAAAGAAATTTCTCCAAGTGTAGCATATTCAACACATTATCAACTTGATTTAGATAATGACAAACACAATGTGCTTGAACAATATGCTCATACAGATAAAATTGTTGTTTTTATTGATGACAAACCAGCTCACGTACAGGAAGCTCTAGATCTTGGAATGGAAGCATATCTATTTGATGCTCCATATAATAGAACATCTAATTTAGAAAGAATCACGTGGGACTCTTTGCTTGATAGGTACTATAAATAATTTTTTATGCAATGTAAAGGAATAGAATGATTACCAGAGACCAATCTATTGAGGCTTTTAATGCTTCGCAAAAATATGAAACGAAAGCTGAAGCAGCAAGAAACTTAGGTATCGATGTAAAAACACTTAATCGTAGAATAAGCAGATATTATGCTGATCCAGAGGCAACAATTTATCGTAACGCATTAGAAGAGGGAATTCCATTCGACGAAATTTCCATGGCATGGGTAAAAAATAAAGAAGTATCTATCATGTGGAAGAAAGACAATAATGTTCTTTCATATGAACAAATTCGTGACAATCTCATTGATGAGATGAAAAAATATGCCCCTGTTTATCCAAATATAGCAAGAGAACTACCTCCTCTTGATCACGATAAAAATCTCCTAATTATTGATGCGGCTGATGTTCATGTTGGTAAATTAGCAAAGAGTTATGAAACGGGTCAACCTGAATATAACATAAGCATAGCTGTATCACGAATTCAAAACGGTGTAGCAAAGCTTTTATCAAGTGCTTCTAAACTTTCAATCGAAAGTATCATTTTTGTTATTGGAAATGATATACTACATATCGATAATCCTCGCAGAACTACTACATCCAGTACTCCACAGGATACAGATGGTCAGTGGTGGGAGATGTTTCTTGCAGCAAAAATGGCTTATATTAAAGCTATTGAAACTATGGTTGAACATGCTGATGTTCATGTTGTGTTTTGTCCTTCAAATCATGATTATGTTTCTGGTTGGATGCTTGCTGATACCATTAGTTCATGGTTTAGAAATAATCCAAATGTAAGTTTTGGGATAAACAACCAAAGTGTTTCCATAAACCACAGAAAATATGTTGTGTATGGTAATAATCTTATTGGATTTACTCATGGTGATGGGGCAAAGGAAAGAGACTTAGCAAGTCTTATGCAATATGAAGCCCGCTCAATGTGGGGTAAGACAAAATATGCAACCTTTTATACACACCATACGCACCATAAGCACCGTAAAATGAATGATACAATGTTGGAAAAAGATCAAATTGGTATCACATTATTATCAACTTCTCGTGTACAAGACCCTAAAAATAGTGTATATATAGAAACTGTAAGAAGTCCTTCTCCAGCAGATGGATGGCATTCTAGAAATGGTTATGTGAATTCTCAGGCAATGGAAGCTTTTGTGCATAATTACGAGAATGGTCCCATTGCAAGATTTACAGAGTATTTTTAATGGAGATATTAGGTTATGGTCCATTAACAAAGAAATTTCTTCTAGTAAGAAATGGAAATGAAATATATTTAGTATATTCCCATAATGGAAAATATCGTTTCGATGATATAGAACATGAGAAAGATTTAGATGAAGAAAAATTCAAATCCTTTAGCGTTTAATACCAAAATTGATGATGTCGTTATAATGGGTTACGCATATATAGATGAAAATGATAATATTCATTATAATCAGTGTGAGTGTGATGATTTAGATTATATTTTAACTAACGGTGCTCACATAAGAGAAGTTCTTGATAAGAAAGTAAGGGAAGAAAATGACAGCGAATAAAAAAGAAAAGATGAAGACCAAATCAAATGGTGAACTTGTTAAGATTGTAAAATCTGGTTCGCTTGCGGCTGCTTCAGCAGAATATGAACTTCGAACAAATCGTGGTATCCGTTCGTTGTCTGCTGATATGAAAGACGATAAATAGACAGGGAGTGAAATAGGATCGACTATAGTTTGTCGTAACTAATAGGACAGGGGTGCAATTCCCCTCACTTCCACCAAATAGAAGAATGCTCTGTTCTCAAAACTGCTTAGGAAAAGCACACATAATCATCTCGAGCTATGATCCGGATGTGAAATCATCTACAGAGTATTCTTCTTCTATAAATAATAGGTAAACGCAAACGATAATACAAACATGTTAAGCCTCGCGGCTTAACGGAGTTAGGGGAGAGCTTGGCAACAGAATCTCCTCACATATTCACCATATTTACAATGGAATATATTATGAAACAATTTAAAATACAATCAAATTTATTTACAGATAATCGCCCAATATATTTTTCAGAATATGATGCTCCTATATGGCTTTGTGAAGGCGGAGTAAAAGGTTCCACAATGGATAATAGATGGTTCTGGAATGACCATGTTTTAACATTAGATGCAAACGAATCAGTTGATACAGATTTTTCAACTATAACAAGGATCTAATGAATATTACCATATAAATAAAGTATGTGGTACTATCAAGAAAAACACTTCAAGAAAGAAAATATACCTGATAACGTAATCGGATTTGTGTATTGTATCACAAACACAGTCACTGGTCGGAAATATATTGGTAAGAAAATATTTTTTAACACCATTAAAAGAGCTCCTCTAAAAGGCAAAAAAAGAAGAAGGATTTCAAAAATTGATTCTGACTGGTTAACATACTTTGGATCAAATGAAATTCTAAAAGAAGAAGTTTCTAAAACAGAAGATAAATCTCTTTATAAAAGAGAAATATTACATCTTTGTAAAAACAAGACCGAAATGAGTTATATGGAAACAAAAGAACACTTTGAACGCGGAGTTCTTTTGAGCGATGATTATTATAATGCTTGGATAACATGCAAAATTACAACAAGAGGTTTATCTGATATAAAATGTTAGAGTTTAAATCTCATGAAACCGATGATGAGGCCTTTACATATATAGAGGGGCAATGTCCATTGTGTGACACGCAAAACTCATTAATCATTACAAATATAAAACAAATACGTAGAACAAAATTCAAAATATATTTTGTTTGCATATCATGTAATGCGTCGTTTAACAATGTAACAGAGGAAACAAACAATGTATGAAAGTACTTTACTTGCCGAAGCACTATCAACTAAATCAGAAATTAATTCTATTCTGGAGGATAGAGGTTTTACTTGTATAGACAAATTCTATAAATCTGAAACAACAGACGAAAAAGTAAAGAATCTTGTAAGAGATTTGGCTAGAAAATATAAACTTAATGTAGAAAAAATAGGATAGAAAATTGCAAATAACACTTTATGGAAAATCGAACTGTAGCTATTGTAAACTTGCTGAGAGATATCTTCAAAACCATAACATACCATATGATTATATTTCAGCAAATGTGCCTGAGGTGACCACATATTTAGTTGAAAATGTAAGTGATAAAATTCGCAGTGTACCAGTTGTGCTTGTGAATGGTCTATATATTGGAGGATATGAAGAACTACAGAAATATGTAGCAGAGAATACTACTTTTGATAATGGTGAAATGAAAGAAATCTTGAAAGGATAAAATATCATGTTGACACGTGAAGAACTTAAGAATGAACTTGTTAAAAATAAGAATGGTGTGAAGGTCACATTTGAAAAGGCTGATGGAACAAATAGAGTGATGCATTCTACTCTTCATTCTTCGTACCTACCAGTTCCAACTGAAGATGTAAAGGAAAAGAAGGAACGGGTTAAGAATGAAGACCCCAATCTATTCGTTGTATGGGACATTGACAAAGAAGCATGGCGTTCCTTTAAATATGACGCTGTGAAGGAGACTGAGGTTGTTTTATAATCTAAAAGACAAAATTGGTCAAGCAAAAGGTCGAGCTTTACGCGAAATCAATAGAATTGATATTTCAGATGTGACTGAAATTGTTTCATCAATCAAAACAAAAGTATTAGATACCAAAGATGATGTTCTAAATCGTATTGATGAAGCCACAAACCAGTTTCAGACTGAGGTGAATGAATATGTAAAGCGACCGGTTAAAATTAAGGCAGCAAAATATACATATCCGCTCTCAGATGAATTGCGTAATTGGATTGGACCAGAAAATCTTGGTAGAGAATTTAAAACTGCTGGTTTTGATAAAGCAGAACTGGAGATTAAAACTTTAGAAGATGGAATCAATATGAAAGTAACACATATTGCTTTAGAAGGTGATATGATTATTCAAGGCGTAGAAGGTGAATTTTACGCATGTAAACCTGACATTTTCGAAAAAACATATAAGAGAGTACAATGAGTCAGATTTTAGATGGTAAAATCATTCTCGGTTCCACTAATAGTAAAGCTATGGGTGGAACCGAGCTTATGATGCAGAGAATGGTAGACAATATACCAAATGAAGTACTTCAGGGATATCAGATTATTCATTCACGAATTCCTGATGAGTTAAGCGATGTACATGAAAGAATTCTTGTCTTTCATGATTTACCTCATGATCCAATGTACGATAAACTCAGAGATGAATCATTTCGAAATAAATTCTCTAAGTTTGTATTTGTGTCAAATTGGCAAATGCAATATTTTAATCTGGTTCATGGTATTCCTTACGATAAATCGCTCGTAATTAAAAATTCAATTGAGATATTTCCACAGCGAGAAAAAGAAATTCCAGAGACTATTCGTCTAATTTATCATACAACACCACACCGTGGTTTGGAAATTTTGATCCCCTCTTTTAATAAGATCAAGGAAATGTTTCCGGATCTTGATGTATCTCTTGATGTATATTCATCCTTTGAAATTTATGGCTGGCGTGAGAGAGATGAGAAATATAAGGACTTATTCGATTTAGCCAGAAGATCATCAAATATTACATATCATGGTTTCAAGCCAAATGAAGTGATAAGAAAAGCATTATCAAAAAGTCATATATTTGCATATCCTTCAATCTGGCCTGAAACATCCTGTCTCGCTGCGATTGAAGCAATGTCTGCTGGGCTATGTGTTGTGCATCCAAATTATGGAGCACTTCCAGAAACATGTGGTCATTTTGGATTTTCTTATCAATGGTCAGAAAATAAAAATAACCATGCGAACGTTTTTAGTGAAATACTTTATAATACCATTCTTTATGTTAAACGAAATGGATTAGATAATTCACTTCAGAAACATATCATCGACGCCCACCATAATAATGAAGTCATGACTAACATGTGGACCCAAATTTTGAAAAAATAACTGTGTACATACGCGGTAAATAGTGTATAGTACCATTATCGAAACAAACATGGAGACATCCAAATGGCTAAGCGCGCTTCACTGATTAAGATCAAAAAGAAAGCTCCCCGCAAGTCTAGCCTTCAGCAGTCCATCATGGATGGTAAGTTCATGGGTGGCAATGAACCGGTTGTGAATGCAAATACTTCGATGTTTCAGATGATCGAAGTACTGAACTGGTACAATTATATGACGGACACCAAAACACTTATCGAGTGGTTTAAGGAACACCTTTCCGCTACCCAACAGAAGCATATGTCTTCTATTGAGGACAAGTTCATCAACCGAACTCTTGCAGTGATTGCTCGTTTGATGGACAATGGAAATGAAGTTCCTCAGACCTACAAGGACAAGCTTGATAACCACATTTCCGATCTCATGAAAATGGAGAAGAAGGAGGAAGAAACTCCTTCTTCCTCCAAACAGAATAACATTTCAAATGAAAGTAAAGGTGATTTCACGATTGCCGATTTTGAAGAGGCATTGGATAAACTCAATCCAGAATTTGATGCATATGCATATCTCACCTCTAACGAAATACCGAAAATGTATTGCACACAAATCAATAATTATTATATCCGTGTTCGTGACGAGCTTGAAACTGCTCTCACAAAAGGTGATAAGGATATCGTAGAAGCATATTCCTCTTCAAAAAAGAAGGATATCAAAGCAATGTTTGACTTTGTAAGTGCTCTTATTGACGGTGTTTCTCGCTATTCTGATAATAAGTCTAAGGTTCGCAAACCGCGAGCAGCAAAGAAAAAGTCTGTAGATGATATTACAAAGCATATGAAGTGCGAAGCTCAGAACGCAGAATTTCAAATTGTGTCTATTGATCCTTCACGAATTCTCAAGGCTTCTGAACTTTATGTATTCAATACGAAATATCACACATTGACACGGTTTGTCGCTAAGAAAACAGAAAATCTACAAATTCATAGATCATCAATCATAAACTTTGATCCTGAATTGTCTGTTTCTAAGCGAATTGGTCGTAAATCAAAGGAAGCTATCAACATTATTCTTAATGGTGGGCAACTTCAGAAAAAGAATGTGTTTGATATCACAAGTTCAGCATTCATTAAAATTCCTGAAAGGATTAATGAGAATGTGGTATTGCTTACTTCAAAGTAAGCAATACCAATAAATAATAATAAAAAGGATAATGCCATATGAGTACTAAAGAAAAGTCTAATGTAGTCAATTTTCCAGGAACTTTTAGTGGCTCAATAACAAATAAATCGATTAAGGAAATTAAAGAGGATTATAATCGAGAAGCGTTAGACTTTATATATGAACAACTTATTATGATATTAGATAATTTCGCATATAATACGTTGTCTGAGAAGGCTGATGAGAGAGATTTGATTTTAGTATATGAAGCTTTAGCCTCTTTTATGAATCGTTATCATGGTCTCCCACATCCAATGCATTCTATTGTACAGGATATGTTTACATTTGAGGATGAGGATGATATGCTTGATGAACAATATGAATTTGATTTTCAGGAGTAATTACAATTATATTATTAGATTATAGCCAAAGCGCAATGTCTCTGTATTTCCAATTATCCAAAGAAGGAAAAGTGGATTATGAGACTTTTCGGTATGAACTTCTCAACAAAATTAAAAATGTGAATGTGAAATATAAGCCTAAATATGGTAGGCTTGTGATCTGCTGTGATGGTGGCAATTCATGGCGTAAGCAAATGTTTCCATATTATAAAGCTAAACGTCGTAAGGACAAAGAAGAATCATCATTTGATTGGCCAACCCTTTTTAAATATATAAACGATGTAAGAGATGATCTAAAGAACTATTTCAATTTCCCTGTTATTCACGTGGATGACGCCGAGGGTGATGATATTATTTCCACAATGGTACTAACATCTCCTGAGAAATCACTTGTAATGTCATCTGACAAAGACTTTATACAACTTCAGGCTTATAAAGAAGTTGATCAATACGATTTTATTCATGATAAGTGGATTACTCACGACGATCCTAACAAATTCCTGTTTGATCATATCATTAAAGGAGATTCTTCGGATGGTGTGCCGAACATTTTTTCTGACGATGACATATTTATGGTCAAGGAAAAAAGACAAAAACCCGTATCATCTAAAAAATTACAGGAATGGTATGAGAGTGAATTAGGTCTTTCGTATTTTATTACCGATAAAGATCACATTAAACGATATAATCGAAACAAGAAGTTAATTGATCTGAGAAAAATTCCAAATGATGTAGTAAAATCTATTATGAATGAATTCACAGAACAAAAAGATAAGAAAAACGACATAATGAAATATTTCGTTGGTAGAAATTTAGGAAATTTATTAGAAAAAATTGGAGATTTTAAATGTTAAATATGAGAAAGAAAGAGCTATCTGTTATATTAAAAGAGGTTTCAAAAATAAAAGACAAAGACGAACGCACAAACACTCTTCGTTGGGTTTGTCAAAATAATGGCGCAATACCAAAGATTCTTCAATTAGTATATCATGACGATTTTAAATTGGATCTACCTGAGGGTGAAGTGCCAATCACAATATGGAACCCTTCAAATCACGACGAATTTGGTATTCTATACAACATCATTGCACGTAGAAAGTTATGGAATTTAACTAAGAATAGTCCAGTTAGTAAAGTGCAAAAGGAAAAACTTTTTGTTGACACACTGGAAAGTGTTTCAAAAAATGATTCTGAACTAGTGCTGGCAGTTAAATATAAAAAGTTACCTTACAAAGGTTTAGAAAAAGAATATGTCAAATCAGCACTACCAGAATTGTTTTAACAGAGGAAAAAATGGCCAAAACTTATAAAAAATTTAAAGATTATATTCATGAAGAAGATGATCTTGAATATGAAGAATTTTCAGACAAAAAGAAAAAAGATATGACCATTAAAAATAATAGAAAACAGAAATACGATAAACATGATGAGGATTAATGCCAACATATTCATTTATTAATAACGATACAGGAGAAGAATTTTCTGAATTCATGAGTTTATCTGAATTAGAAACATTTCTCATGACCAATGAAAATATTGAACAAACAATATTAAATTCCAATTTAGTAACAAGAGTGGGAGGATTAAAACCAGCAGACGGATTCAAAGATGTGCTAAACGCAATAAAGAAAAGCAACCCAGGATCAACAATAGAAACATAGGCTTTATTATGAAAAGGGCGAAATTCATAAGGAGCAAAAATGTTAGAAGAAAACTTTACACGTTCACAAAGAAAAAAGAACAAAAAGAAAAAATTTGTAATGTCTAATAGCGGATCTTCGAGAAACAATAATAGAATGAACATAATAGATGTTCAACCTATTACTGATAATCAAGAAAGATTTATGGATTCTTTTGAAGAAAAACAAGTTGTCATGGTTCATGGATATCCGGGAACTGGTAAGTCTTTCTTATCTTTATATATGGCACTTACAGAACTTGATGTAAATCCTGACAAATATAATAAAGTTCTGATTATACGCTCATCTGTTTCTTCACGTAATATTGGTTTTATGCCAGGAAATTCAAAAGAAAAAATGGCAGAATATGAAGCTCCATACATAAAAATCGTTAATGATTTATATGGCCGCGGCGATGCGTATAGCATATTAAAACAGAAAGACATTATTGAATTTACCTCAACATCTTTCTTACGTGGTCAAACTTTTGATAACTGTATTATAATTGTCGATGAGTTTCAGAATATGTCTTTTCAAGAACTTCATACAGTCATCACAAGATTTGGTAATAACTGTAAACTAGTGATTATTGGCGATACAGGCCAAGATGATCTTTCTTCAGAAAGATATAAGGAGGAAAGCGGGGCTCTCACAGTCACAAAAGTTCTGGAAAAAATGTCTTCAGTTGATATCATTCAAATGACTGAACATGATATTGTAAGATCTGGCTTTCTTAAAGAATATATTATAGCACTTTACAATCTATAATAGTTTTTATAGATACTCATCCAGCAAAATAATCTCTGGTACTATTTTGCTGGATGAGTTTTGTAATGATTTCATATGAAATTTATTGTTTACATTGTATGTGATTTGTTATATTATTAATCATGATCAACATAATGAGGAATATCATGTTAATTAAATATAAAGACCTACATGCGATGCGTCATGGCCCACGACATTTTCATGCAGATTATCCCAGAGAAGGAGCAAAGGAAACTCTCTTCATTAATTTCGAGGATGGTTCATCTCCACTCCAAATGCGCAATATTCCCACTATTGATGAAGCTCGTTTGCGCGCATACAGCAACAACACAGCAGATTTTATAGTTTATGCACTCTTATACTAGGTGATAAAATGAAAATGATAAACAAACTAACACTAGATCAAGAAATACGCCTCATCGAATTTCGCGATGAACGGTTAAAAATTGGATTGTCATGTGAACCTGCCGATTTCGATGCTGGGGATGAAGTTATTCGGGGTTTTTACAAGCGAATTGGAAAGCCGGACCCAATCATCCTACATTTTTCGTCGCCAGCGATGTGCGAGTTAGCAGTGAATATGGTGTTCTCAACTCTTTATAAAAATGATCATTCCCAACTTCATTCCCAACTTCATTCCCAACTCAGTTCCCAACTTGATTCCCAACTTCATTCCCAACTTCATTCCCAGCTTCGTTCCCAGCTTCGTTCCCAACTCAGTTCCCAACTTCATTCCCAGCTTCGTTCCCAACTCAGTTCCCAGCTTCGTTCCCAGCTTCATTCCCAGCTTCATTCCCAACTTGATTCCCAACTCAGTTCCCAACTTCGTTCCCAACTTGATTCCCAACTTCTTT